TATAAAAAACATCTAAATATCCAGAAGATTTTGAAAGATAACTAGATATTTATATTTGACCGCTAGTACTTGTATTAGCTGCTAATCTGGACCCGGGTTCGATTCCCGGCATCTCCACCAAGTGACAACTTACAATATGGGGATGAATGGTATTGACAGGTAGTAAGGGTATAAGGAAGGTCAACCGCGTTTAACTGGCGAACAAGTTGAAATGGCGATGGCTGCCTAGATAGGCACTCATACCAAACGACAAACAGGGATCATGTCGTAGAAATCCCGGAGGATAGAGGTTAAGTATAAAGAAAAAAAATGATTGAACAACTAACATATGGCTCATTAGATATAGATGACTTATTTGATAAGTCACTACCAGATACACTGTTCCAGTACTCTGAAGAAGAGGTTGAACAGTTTCATGAAGGGTATAGTTATGAGATGAATAAACTTATGTTAGAGAGTGTATCTAGAGCAATACGTAGCGGTGGTATGGAACATGAAGGTATGGAACGTATGGAATCGATCATACAATTCTTACAAACACTTACTAAAGAAGATCTACAGATATTTGAAAAACATATGGAAGATTTTGCTGCAACAAATCCAAATATGTTATGGAATATGTTACACAGTAAGGATAAAAAACTATATAAAACACCAGAGAAATTTTACTACTGGTTATCAAATATAACAGATAACAATATAGATAAATATATTTATAGGGCTGCAGATGGCAAAAAGCTCCATTCAGATGATATGTATATAAAAGAACCGGTTACTAAAGTTGAAATTTTAGATGGTTATATAGCTGTTAGTTCATCTAATTTAGATGCTTTAGACAAATTTAAAGAGCGAATTATGATTTCTAATTCTTGTACTTATGATCATAGAATAAAAAAACATAATGGTATTACAATACATAGTTATGTATTTAATATGAACAAAATTAATAATTGATAAATGGTTATAATAAAATAAATTGAAAAAACATAACTGTATCTTTTTTAAACTAATATATATTAATATATGAAAGCAAAAATTGAATATAAAACAGAAGTTATAGATGGTGAATTACACATGGAATGTAAAGTGTGTGGTACATCCACCAAAGTAGGAAGCGATGTACAAGCCGTTACTTGCTATATATGTGTTTCAGAGAACTTCGAAAAAGACTTTCCATTTAAACCATCATATGGTTACGTACCAACTGGTCGACCAAGAGGGTGGGCGTTTATGAAGGAATTTGTAGATAAAGATGGAAATGTTTACCATAAAGGTAAAGAGCAGCCTGACCTGAAAGGTACTCTTAAACCAACAGTTATAAAACCAAAAGATTCAAAACCTAAACTTACAAAGAGTCAGAAGCAGCGTATTAAATCAGATGCATTTGCTGAAATACATAAGCTAAAAAAAGATCTCAAAAAAGCAAAATATAAAAAAGATGTTAGGTTAATTAATTCTAAAATTAAAAAATTACAAAAAATTATTAAGTAGTAGTTGGAAATACAATATTTTTTTCTTATATTTATATAAATTAAATAATAGGAGAGTATTTATGAGTCATAAAGAACGATTATATAAAGCATTAAAGAGCGAATGTGAGTCTGAAATAAATGAGGCGTTACTTACATTAGATATGTGTTTTGAAAAAGCAACAGCAATTGGTGAGCATACGTCAAAACATTTTTTAGAAGAAGCATCTAAAGCGTTAGATAATTTAACGAATGGTAGAGATAAGTTAGATACATTAAATACTTATTATAATATAGAACCTGCGCTAGGTAAAGAAATTTTAAACGATTAAATATGAAAGATAGTACACAAATGTTCTTAATGATTGCTATCATATTTTTAGCATCAATATATTTTACGATTATGGCAGTTGATTATGAGAGAAGATATGAGATGTTAGAACAGCGCAATCAAGTACAGAAGTATACGATAGATAGTTTACAAATTACTATTGATACACTTGAGTATAGATTAGAAACATATGATATTAAACATCAGTATAACGAAATTAAACGAGAGATTAAAGAAGTTATTGATGCTATAATTTTTGTAGAGAGTGGTGATAATGATAACGCTTACTGTGAGCCTGAAGATGCTGTAGGATGTTTACAAATTAGACAAACAATGGTTGATGATGTTAATCGTATACTAAAAAGAAAAAAATCTAGTACACGCTATTCATATAATGATAGATGGGATAGAGAGTTATCTATTGAAATGTTTAACATATATTGTAATTATTATAATTTAACTACAGCGGAAGAAATGGCAAGATGTTGGAATGGTGGTCCGCGTGGTTATAAAAAGCGAGCAACACAAGTGTATTGGAATAAAGTAGAATTAAAATTAGAGGAAGCATATGCATCTAGATGAAAATAAAATAGTAGAAAATTGGGAAACGCTAATAAGTAAAATTAACGGCAACTTCTCAGACCCACGTAGAAAGAAACTTATAGAAATGTATGAATTCTTTCAAGATAGAATGATGTTAATGCCTGCGTCAAGCTTTGAGCATTACCATAATTGCTTTGCTGGCGGTTATGTTGATCATATTATTAGAGTAATGGATTGTGCACATAAAGTATATCATTCATGGAAAGATATGGGATCTGATTGTTCAGGATATACGTATGAAGAGCTAATGTTTGCTGCACTTAATCACGATTTAGGTAAAGTAGGTACTCAAGAGTTTGAAATGTATAAACCTAATCCATCGGAATGGCATAGAAAAAATCAAGGTAAGATTTATGAAATAAATCCTGATATACCTTTTATGTCTGTACCTGATAGATCTTTATTATTACTTAACGAGTTTGGCATAACATTTAATCAGAATGAAATGATGGGTATTAAACTGCATGATGGTTTATACGACGACTCTAATAAGCCATATTTTGTAGCATTTAGACCAGAATCTAGAATGAGAATTAATTTACCTATTATACTTCATCACGCTGATCATATGGCTAGTCAAATAGAGTATGAAACGTGGAAAGGAAGCAACTCAACAGCTATTAAAGAAACTAAAAAGGTAGCTCGTAAAGCTTATAATAATAAAACAGTAAGTGGTGCTAATGATTCTGCTAAAGATTTATTTAAAGATTTATTTGGAGACACTAAATGATTACGACAATAGTTATATTAAGTATTGTTGTTTTAATATGTTTCTTTACAATAGGCAATTTACTTCGCAAGATAGAAAAGGTTGATGATGAACTTACAAGTGTATCTGTAGATGTAGAAGAGTTTATTAATAATTTGAAAGCTGTTCAAAACAAAATATCTGAAATAGATAGCAAAGGTATGTTTGAGAGTGATGATGAGGTTGGTACAGTATTTACAGGTATTAGAGACATTATATTAAGTTTTGATACTAAATATAATAATAAAGAGAAACAAGATAATGAATAGTCCAGTTAATTTATTTTATGAGAATATAGAGAAGAACAGAATTAAAGAAGCACTAGAGTTATCACAAGCTGCTAAACCTAAAAGAGGTAGACCTAGAAAAAATAAATTATACTTCACTCAAGATACAGAGGATGCTATTATAGCGTATACTGCTGAAGAGAGTCAACATTTGAGAAACAAAGTTTATAATGATTATATACATAAGCCGTTACAAAAAATGACCGAGAGTTTAATTCACAGGTATAAGTTTTACCACTTTGATGCAGTAACTAAAGATGTACAGCATGAAGTTATAGCTTTTATATTAGAAAAATTACCGAAATATTCTAAAGAAAAGGGTAAAGCATTTTCTTACTTCTCTATAGTTGCTAAAAATTACTTGATACAAAATAATTATAAACACTATAATAGAAAGAAAGCTAAAGCTCCTGTACTTGCAATTGATACACAACGTAATGTAACTAATGAAATAATAAAGAATGAATACACAAGTGAGATTCAAGATTTTTTCCATATTTTTGTTGAACATTGTGAAAAAAATATTGACACGATTATACGGTATAAGAGGGATATACCTATTGCTTATGCAGTTTTAGAAATATTTAAAAGGTGTGAAAATATTGAAACGTATAACAAAAAAGCACTTTATATTATGGTTCGTGAAATGGTTAATGTAAAAACGCAATATATAACACGTGTTGTAAATATACTAAAGAAAGAATATAAAAGAATGTATCTATTATATAAGGAAAGATAGCCCGCCTGATATGTATTATAGATAAAATGGTTATATAAATAAAGGTAAAGGTTATAAATGAGAAGAGAGTACTCTCACGGCAATTGTGCCACAAAATAGAATTAATTTAAGGAGAATATTATGGATTCAGTAATGAAATACGTAACAGGATTTTTTGGTGGTCTTATGACTATTATGATGGCAGTATTGCCAATAACAATCCTGTGGCAAGTGCTAACTGGCACAACTGTATTTGGAATGGACGTAATTACTAACTTATCTGCAATTGTAGCTTCACTTGGTGAAGGTGGGTTTGTAGGTTTAGTTGTGTTAGTAATTATTACTTCATTTTTCGTGAAAAAGTAGTTTTTGAAAAAATATATATATTTAAGAAAGCGCCTGCTAATCCAGGCGCTTTTTGTTTTTTAATATATTTATTAATACGGAGTAACATATGGAAGAAGCAAATGAAATATTTGAAGGTAAAACTTTTGAGAGTTTGATAAAGGATATATATACAAATTCAACTAGAAAGGAAACTCAAATACAAATACTTATTACTGAACTTAAACCAATGATTAAGAATATTGGTGATGCAGTAATTATAGTACCACTTATTAAAGATTATATGGAAATAGCTGTGAAAAATGATGAAGCACTTATTAAAATGGCAGCAATAGTGCAAAAAGCACAAAATAGATCTGGCGGTGATGGTGATAATTTAATGTTAACAGAAGCAGAGAAAGAGCAATTAATAGCTGAAGTAGGGCGTGTAGGGGTTAGACAGTGAGCAGATTTTCATCACCATTAAACAAACATAGAAGTGTACAGTTAAGTACACCTTACAGAGAAAGAACCACAGATCAACGCTCTGATTCAACAATGGGTGATGTTATGTCTGTTATTTATGATAAAGAAAAAACTAGTTTAGGTGAAATAGCAATAATGGTAAAAACAGAGGATGGTACTAAAGTTGCGTCAACGGCTTTACCATTTAATCCTTATAACTTTATGACACCCGTTCCTAATGAAAGAGTTCATTTAATTAAAGATCCTGTCGATGATCAATTCTACTATACAGGCATTGTACCCCCATCTGTATATAGAGGTGAAATTAATTATATGCTTAACTCACAAGCACGTACTTTCGAAAAAGGTACAAGCACAATTCATACAGGTAATATATTTAAACCAAGACCTAACACGGTACGCTCACTTGATGTATATGAAGGTGATTACACAATACAGGGAAGGTATGGTTCAACAATCCGATTTGCTGGTACAAATGAAAAAATACCAAACGGATTTCAACATAGTAGTGAAAATGTTGCAACTCCAATAATACTTATCCGTAATGGATACATGCATACAGAAGATATAGAGGTTGATGAAGCGTCAATATATCTAACAAGCAATCAGCATATACAAGTACCATTTAAAGCACCCTTTCCTTCTGAATTAGAAAGTAGTAGGGTAAAGTATTCTAAAGCACAAATAATATTGCATAGTGATAGATTATGTTTAGCTTCAAGAAACGATGATATTATACTAAATAGTAATAAATCTATTCAGCTTCTTACAAAATCATGGGCTCATGATGTTGATAAGGTTTTAGATAGCTTTAGTGAGTTAGTTACAGAAGTTAAGAGTATTGCAGCAACGGTAAAAAGTCTATCACTTACTTCTATATCACAAACATTTATAGTACCTGGTATTGGTACAACAGCACTATCAACAAAAGTACCAGATTGGAATAATTATTATTCAAAAAGTATAGCGATAGAACAGAATGTTAATAATATAGAACAAAAAATAATGCAATTAAAGCAGAAATAGTATTTGTTGTATATTTATAATATATACTATATCTATGGAGAGAATCATGAAAGTAAAAGATTTAGCGAGAGTTATTAAGAAAATTGTACGTGAAGAAGTTCAGAAAGAAGTACGTAGTGTACTTGCTGAACAAACAAAATCAAAACAAGAAAAATTAACGTTAACAGAGGCTTTAACACAAACTGAAACAGAAAATTATCCAACAATGAAAACATTTAATAGTGCTGATGCTAGAGCAGGGTTTGCAGCAATGCAAGATGGATTTGGTCAACAACAAGCACCTACAGCTTTTCAAGGGCATAGTGGTCAAGTTGTAGATGCATCGAAAATCGATCCATCTGTTACAAAAGCACTCACGCGTGATTATAGTAAACTAGTACAGAGATTCAAAAAGTAGATTATGGCGAGATTAGTACCAAAAATATATCCTTTAGATACAGATGAAAACACACCTATTGGTATTAGTTTTCCATTAACTGTTGGTACACAAAAGCAAAATTATCTTACAACAGCTCAGGTACACGATAATTTACGTAATCTAATATTAACAATGAAGGGTGAGCGACCAATGCAACCTACATTTGGTAGTGATTTATATTATTTATTATTTGAACCACTAGAAGAAGAGCAAATGAAGGAAGCAGCTACCTTAGCTATCAGGAGTGCTGTGCAAGAATGGATGCCAGCTGTAAATATAGATAATGTTATAGTTGAGAGTGATATTGATGGGCAGAGAGTGACTATAATTATAAATTATTCTGTTGATGGTTGGGATGCAGAAAACGTACTTAATTTAACTGTAAGGGTGTAAAATGGCAACATATAATAGTAATGGTAAAAAAGATGTAAGGTATACTTCAAGAGATTTTGTAAGTTTAAAACAAAACCTTATTGAACATGCAAAAAATTATTTTCCACAAACAGTAAAAGATTTTTCAGCTGCATCACCATCTACAATGTTTATTGAAATGGCTGCTTATGTAGGTGATGTACTTTCATACTACACAGATTATGCTATGAAAGAAACAATGCTGCACGAAGCACAAGAAAAGAAAAATGTGTATGCACTTGCCCAAGCTTTTGGGTATAAACCTAGACTTACAACACCAGCTACAACGAAACTTAACATTTACATGCTTGTACCAAGTACAGGTACAGGTGCAGATGTAAAACCTGACTTAATGTATGCACCTGTAGTAGAACAGGGCATGGTAGTGAGTTCAACTGATGGTATAAAATTTAGAACAATTGCACCGGTAGATTTTGCTGTATCAAGTTCAAGCGATCCTGTAGAAATAACAGAATATCAAACAAATGGTTCAACTGGATTACCTGAATACTATTTATTCAAAAAAACTGTTTCAGCACAGAGTGGTGAAGCAAGACAGCAAACAATAAATGTAGGTGCTGCACAAGAATATTTAAAGTTAACAATTAATGATAATAAAGTGCAATCAATTGAATCGGTTGTAGATTCTGATGGGATGGACTGGACAGAAGTACAATATTTAGCTCAAGAAACGGTATTCGATGAAAGTGTAAATAGTGTATCAAATGATCCATATATGAGTAGTGACACCAATAGTGTACCTTATATATTAAAATTAAAAAAGGTAGATAGAAGATTTGTAACAAAGGTATCTCCAAAAGATAGGATGGAATTACAATTCGGTAGCGGTATAAGCTCAACTACTAGTGATGAAGAAATTATCCCTAATCCAAACAATATAGGTAGTAATTTATCTAATGATGTAACAACACTCGATAGCTCTTTTGACCCTGCTAACTTTTTATATACTGATACATATGGTATCGCACCATCCAATACTACTCTAACTATAACTTATATTCACGGATACGGATTAAAAGCAAATGTATCAGCTGATAGTTTATCAACAATTGATTCAAAAAATATTACTTTCAATCCTCTTGGTAATTTAATTTCAGGTACTAGACAAACAGTAATAGATTCAATGTATGTAGAAAATCCAGAATCAGCTGTTGGTGGAGCAACTGTAGAAAGTTTAGAGTCGGTTAGACAAAATGCTTTAGGTAATAACTATGCGCAGAATAGAATGGTAACTAGAGAAGATTATATTATACGAACATTAAGTATACCATCAAAGTTTGGATCTATAGCTAAAGCTTATGTAGCATCTGATGAACAAATGCATCCAGATGAAATATCTGTAAATAATCCACTTGCTGTCAATTTATATGTCTTAAGTTACAATGCACAGGGAAAGCTAGCTACATTACCAACAGCTGCAAAAGAAAATTTAAGAACATATTTATCACAATATAGATTAATGACAGATGCAATTAATATTAAAGATGGGTATATAGTTAATTTAGGTATTGAATTTGAAATAACAGTAACACCAGGATATAATTCTAACGAGGTATTATTAAAATGTATTAATTCGTTAAAAACTAAATATAACACTAACAATCTATCTTTTTCTTCTGCGATAAAATTTAAAGATATTTATTTATGCCTTGCAGACAACAAAGGTGTACAATCAGTAGTAAATGTAGTAGTAGATAATAAATTTGGTTCACTTGATGGTTATAGTGATCATAGATACAACTTACAAGAAGCAACATTTAAAGATGTAATATATCCGTCATTAGATCCTTCTTGTTTTGAAATTAAAAATCCAGATACAGATATTAAAGGTAAGGTAGTAAGCTATTAGGGATAATTATGATAAAGACAATATTTCCAACTAAAACCGCAACACTGTATCAAGCTACAGCAAGTCTTAATACAGGTCAGGATGAGATAATGGATATTATAAAAATAGTATCCGGCTCTGGTGGTGATCTAATGTTATCAAGACCTGTAATACAGTTCGATACTGCAGCAATATCCGCATCTTTATCTGCACAAGGTATACATACAGGAAGTGATTCAGGTAGTTTAAAATATTTCTTGAAAGCGTTTATTTCAAAAGAAGAAGATGTAGCTGCAGAATATAAATTAGTTGTACACCCGTTGCGTCAAAGCTGGACTGCTGGTACAGGAAGGTTAGAAAACTTACCACAAACTACCGATGGTTGTAGCTGGGCTTATAGAACCGGGCTTGCTGCTAATGAAACATGGAGTGCACAAGGTGGTTTTTTTGGAACGACTGCTGTAGTCTCTCATGTTCAATCTTTTTCTAATGTAACAAGTGATATAGAATTAGATATTACAGGTTTAGTTGAAAATTGGCATGATGGCACATTAGCTAACTACGGTATAATAGTTAAGAGGAGTGGTTCTGAAGAAACAAATATAAATGAATTTGGTAAGTTAAGTTTTTATTCTAAACATACCAACACTATATATCCTCCTAGATTAGAAGTTCGCTATGATGATTCATCTCATGCGTTCACAACAATAACAGGTTCAGAAGTAACTATAAATGATGATATAAAGATACAACCGAGAATACGACCTGAATATGTAAGAGGTACAGCAGAACGAATATTTGTCGATACTGTTAAACAGTTTAGTGTTAGAACCCAAGCAAATGGAGTAGGTCAATATAGTAGAGCTTATTTACCTCAATCATCTTCTTTTGCTATTATAGACAATGCTACTGGTGAAAAAATTATTAATCATGATGCAACATATACATACATCGGAAGAACTGATAACACTTTAAATTATTTTGATCTAGACACAACCTGTCTATTTCCTGAAAGATATTATGAAGTTCAATTTAAAGTAAATTATTATAGTGGCACTAACGTAATAGCAACTCGATTATATAACTGTGAAAAATATTTTAAAGTAGTGAGATAATAGATGGCTGGAAACTTATACGGTTCAAGTAATTTTGCAGGACAATCTCAAAACAATAGAGAAGTAACTGCGGGTGGTCCACCAGCTTCTAATAATACCGGGTTACCTGGGGGGCTTGCTGGGATTGCAGATCAAGAAAGAGATCAATTGGCTCTAGGGACACAAACTCCAATGCCATTTGTTTTAGGTTTCGGTATTGATTTATCTAATGGTAATTATATAGTAGATCAAAATAAACTTAATATAGTCGAGCACTATATAAAAAATAAAACATATGATAGAGGAGATATTAAAGAATTACAGGATGATACAATTTTTGAATTACTACCTGTACCTTCTGTAATGCCAATGAATCCACCTGTGAGTGGTAAATTATATGTTGCTAATTGGTCACGAGTTTTAGACTTTGGTGGCGTTACTGATAGTGATAAAGATCCTAGTATAGAAAGTACTACTGAATGGAGTACAGAACAATGGGCAACACGACACAAATGGCCACGTGATTTTACTTTAGACCCCACATATCTATTTTTCACTGGTGACCCACCTATATTTTATACTACAAACACAGTTAGTCACTATGATGAAAATAATAATCCTGTAATGGTTAACAGCTCTGATATAACTTGGAAACTAGATGGTAAAGAAGTACATAAAGGTTGGTATTTAGAATTAGGTGCTTTATCTGAAACGGTTGAAATTATAGGTGGACAAACAGTAATGATTCCACGTATCATACGTTGTGAAATAGCGAATAAGGCGGGTATAATTGCTGAAGAAATAAAATATGCATGTGTTGATTCTGATTCTTCATCTGCTCTAGCTGGTGTTAACGAAGTAGATAATTTTACAGCAAACTTTGAAGGTAGATTTGTAATAGCACCAGAAGCTAAATCTGTAACATTTGAACCTGATTTAAGATACGGTCCTAGAGAAATGTTTGGAAGATTTAAGTGGAGAGAATTAGGTGAAGGTGAATCACCTGTACGTAAATTTAAAAATCGTAAATGTAAAGTAGAGGTTGATGGTATAACAGTTTTTAATGATGAACCAATCAAGCTAGATGGAAAACGCTCAGGATTTGGTGAATTTATAAATGATATTTTAGCACCTGTTGCTGCTGTAGGTGGCTCATTAGCTGGATTAGCTATCGGGTTAATATTTACAGGGTTAACAGGTGGACTAGGTTACGGATTATTTGCACTAACAAGTGGTGCAATACTTGCTAATGCCGGAAAGTTTGCAGATATATTTAGAGATGATGGAACAGTGTTAGATGATAGTAGACCACTAGGTGAAAGAGGTGTTACAGATTGGACAGAAGGCAGATCCTCTGCATTATTATATACAACAGAAGATGATGATGAGTGGAATCAAATGATAGCATTTGTTAAAAAACCTGGACCGTTTACGATTGATGTTAAGTATTCGTTTACTTACCGTAAAGGTTTTCTAAACATGGGTAAAAAATATAGAAGAACATATAAATTTAGTAAATTTTATTCTGGTGAGTTTTTTAACTTGGATGTACCTTTACAAGGAATAGATATAGGTGTAATACAAATACCTTATTCAGATGAAAGGGTTTAAAGATAATTATGATTTTAGATATATATAACCAACCAGAATTTGAAGTACCTAGAATCCCACGGGATACCAGTGTTACAGAATATAACGCACCTATACTAATAAATACAAACCATCCTTGTGATCGTATTTTCATACAACTACTACCAGCAGATGGTGGAATAGTTTTAGCATCAACTGAAATTACAGTTAACAATACAGAATTTGTAACGTTTGATAATGGTAAATTACGTATAGATGCACTAGGTGTTATAACTACATTTTTTGGTAGAACAACTGGTACATATATACTTGATATAGCTGGTTACAGGCACGGTATTTATACACTAGAACTCGAAAGTTTTAATGGCGAAGGTGATGGTGAAGCTTCAACTATTGTTGATTTTACATCTATAGAAAATATGTCTGTAGAAAACATTAACCTGAGTTCGGTAATTGTAACAGAGATATCACCATCACGTCAAGAAATACGTGTTAAAGCTAGTCCTGGTACTGACATTTCATTTGAACAATTCCAGCTGAATAATAAACCTGGTGTAATGCCAAATGAACGTTATTGGAAGTATGCTAGCCCTAACTTACACGATCCATCTGGTCAAACTGTTTATTATTCTGAAACATATGAACAAAGTGATTATAATTTTAATAATGATCATATATTTACCTCAGAAGCAGAATATTTTGCACATAGAGAAGCTAGAGGTTATCCTGAAGATTATACTGGATTACAAGTTCGCAATGTACAGCATGAGCAAGTTGGTACTTATACAAGACCTGTTTCAACTACAAGATTATGGCCTTGTATATTAAGCTTTACCAATACAAGTAGACCTGATGAGCGAAATTTATTTGCTACTATGAATTGGATTAGTCATGTAGTTGAGAGTAAAAATAATCTTAATGAAACAGTATATACTGACACAATAATATTTAGAACGCCGCAGGAAATACCAAATATTGTTCAAGTAGGTGCAAAGCTTCAAATATTGCAAGAAGTATTTCAAGCATATCAAGTGCCGCTTGATATAGATATACAAGATGAGGTAATAGTTGAGTATGGTGAATTAAGGGGACCAAATTTAAAAGTTGATGTTAACGAACGCTCTGGTCATGATACTATATTAAAATCGTTTAACGATTTAGTAGGTACAAATTCAAGAGTACGAAATAGAATTATTAATACTGTAATTAGTGGATCTGATGCTATAGAGCAAAATTATGATTTTAGATCATATAGCAATTTTTGTCACTTTAGTTCTGCTGAAGAACGTGTTCGTAACTTTAAATATAAAATAACACAAATTGAAAATTTTGTTTCTAAATCAAATGCTGTAAGTACTAATTTAGTAGGATTATCTGAAGCAGCTGCAGCGTCATCATCTGTATTTGTACAAAATAAACAACACTATGATAGTAAAGCTGAAAATATTAAAGTTAGTTTTGATCAATATGAAAAATACCTGTATTATACATCTCATTCATATGAAGTAATAGATAATATTATATATCAACCTGCTACATGGCCAAAATCAACATCAGAAAAGGTGGGTGGTGAATATAACCTATTTTCTGTTACCTCTTCTGAAGCCATATCATGGTTTAATACACAGATTACTAGTGCATCTTTATATGATCAGGAGAATACATCTATACTACGTAACGTAATACCTACACACATAAAAGCAGATACTGAAAACGATCAATATCAACTATTTTTCGATATGGTTGGTCAACACTTCGATACACTATTTTATGATATACAAGCACTAGAAAATACACATGAAAGAAATGAAGATATAGATGTAGGTATTTCTAAAGAATTAATTTACGATTTAGCTAAATCATTTGGTTGGACTTTACAGAGTGGATTTGACACCTCAGAACTATGGAGTACGCTTTTAGGTACAGATTCAGAAGGTGTTTATCAAGCAAGTGGTTCAAGTGAAACATTAACGTATGTTAAAAAAGAATCAAAATCACATAAAGATATAGAATATCAAACATGGAAACGTATTGTTAATAATTTACCATTCTTACTAAAAACAAAAGGTACATCGAGAGGGTTACGCGCTCTTATAGCTACATACGGTATACCTGATACTATATTACGAATACAAGAATATGGTGGACCCACACCTAATAGTTCTGCTAACATGAGAGCGTTAACTAAATTTAATTATGCAGTAGACTTTTCAGGTTCAGCTCACGTACAAACTGCACATAATGCTATCGATTATGATGGTCCAACAACCACATTAAGTACACCAGGTGCAGCTAATCGTTTCCTGAGTATGTATGAATTTAGAATCGATACCGCGGTAACAGAAAGTATGCACCTTGTAAGTTCAGATGAAGAAGCACCAGGAGGTGAAAGGTGGTTAGTATACCTTGAACATTCATCTTCATATGCTGGATGGGATTCACCATCTGCTATAGCTGCAGGTTCAGCTTCAGCTTATGCAACATACGGTAGAGTATCTGCATATTTATCAGGTTCTGCAGCTAACCCAGCTATGTCTTGTTCAACTGATTACGCACCATTTTATGATAATGATTGGTGGAATATATCGTTTGGATTTAGTGAAATACCGATAGGTGGAAATTTTGAGATTAGATATGCTAAAGCAGCTGAACATTCAAATGGAAGAATAACACATTCAGGCTCTGCAGCAACAGCAACAGTAACATCTACTAATAGTGGTATGTGGAGAAATACACAAAAATTTAGATGGGGTGGTTCCGGCTCGTCAGGTCAAGCTGGTTCTGATTTTTCGAGCTTAAAACCATACTCAGGATCTATGCAAGAAATAAGAGGTTGGGCTGAATATCTATCAGATGATACATTCTATCAACATGCATTAGCACCTACTTCTATTGTTGGAAATACAATAGAAAGCGCTTATAATGATTTATTTATCAGAATACCTCTTGGAACAGATTTATTACAATATAATGTAGTAATACCGGGAATTACATATACATTTGGTAGTATGAATATATCAGGTTCAATACCTAATACGAATAATAGTGCAGATAATTATGTTTTAAATCTTAATTCTTCGTATCATCCAAAGTTTATTGGGTGGAACAAAATACCATTTTCACCTAAAACAGAAACTTATTATGTTGAGGTTCCAAATACAGCAGGCCCGAGACCCACATCAAATAAAATACGTATAGAAGATAATAAACTACGTAACAATCAACTTGCAAGAGAAGCATCTTTTGAAGAATCATCATTTGATTCAAATCCTTTAGATAGTGATGAAATTAGTATAACTTTATCACCAGCAGATCAAATTGATACAGATATATCAATGCAGTTCGGTGGGTTTAGTTTAGATGATTATATAGGTGATCCAAGAGATAAATTTAACAGTGAATACACTTCGTTGAGAAACACTAAAAATCTTTACTTTAAAAAATTTAGTAGATCATATAATGTGTGGGAATTTATTAAATTATTAAACACTATGAATAAAGGATTATTCAAACAAATGGAAGCAATGGTACCAGCTAGAGCAGATGCTGTTGTTGGTATTGAAATAAGACCTAATTTATTAGAGCGAGTAAAATTAGCTGGCCATACATCGATGTCTCAAGAGATACAATTTTTTACTGCTAGTATAAGTAACTATACATCTTCATTTAATGGTGATGCTCAATCAAGTCAACAATTTGACGGAAGTTATTATACTAACTTTAATGCACCAATTAATATTGGTGTTAGATCGTCACAGCAAAATGCTACTAGTAGTATAACATATATGGATAGATTCCTTGAAGGGAGTGAATATGAAGGTGTATCTTTTGCTGAAGCTACACTATCTGCAGCACAAGTATATGTTTCAAGTTCCAAATTATTATCTGGTGGTGATGATTATAAATATGTACCAACATTTAATATCTTCTTTAGGCCAGGTGCTTTTACAGCTCCTGTTAGTCAATCTGTAACAGGATCAGCTGCAAAAGTTATTAGTAATATTTATCCAAAATCAATAGATGTAAATCAGCAATATTTTTCTAGCCATGCACAGCGAAGGCTAGTAATAGATGGTTGTAAAATGACATCACCCGATTTTAATGCACCAAGTCAGAACACAATAGATGGTGGTCCTGTAGCTGAGTTCCAATTAGTTAATCCAAATATAATAGTAGTTGACCCTGCTCCAGGATTAAATAGACCTGATGCAATTGATTCATTTGGTAATGCAGTAAGTCCTATAGGGTCAGGACCTAATAATACAGCTGGTCCAGCAAGTCCAGCACAAACAATTATAGTAAGATAAGGGTAATATTAATTACGCTTATATTTATATTATATAGAATAGGAGAGTTAAAATGGGATATTTAGATAATGCATCTGTAACAGTAGATGCTGTACTTACAAAGTTAGGTAGAGAGAGATTAGCTGCCGGTCAACTAAACATTACGAAGTTTGGTTTAGGTGATGATGAAATAGATTATGGTATGTATGATACCTCACATAATTTAGGTACTGCTTATTATGGTCAAGCTATTGAAGGCTTACCTATACTTGAAGCTTTTACAAATGATACACAAACATTAAAGCATAGGTTGGTAACATTACCTAAGAATACACAAATACTGCCTGTTGTTTCAGTCGTACAAACAGCTGTTACTTTAACAACGCCAGGTCAATCTACAACAATAATTCCTGATACGGCTAATGTCACAGGAGCAAATGCATCGGGATATTCATTTACTTTATCTAATTCAGATATTGCAACAATGGTGGGTAATGAAAATGCTAATCAAAGTTCAGCTGAAGGTGGTAGAGGTCCAACAGGGTATCAGATAGCAACAACTGTAAGTGCTCAATCTGTTACTTTAACAGCTTACTCATTAGTACAAACAACAACAGCCACATTAACTATAACAGGAATTGATACAGGTGGGTCGGTAACAATACCAATAACAGTTAATCAAGATCCATCGTTGATACAAGGTTAAGAGAGCAGGAGAATAATATATGTCATATACAACATTAGATCCCGGTGATATAATACTAGGGAATATAGTAAGAGGAGTAACTTCCACAGCATTTAGTAGAAATTCTGGAAGCTTAACAGCGTTCCATACTTCCTCAACACAAGTAGCAGCTGCTTCCGGTAAATATCATTATGAATTTTATAATACCAACCCTGCAGCAGATACATTAGCAGAGGTACAGTTTAGTGTCGCTTACGGTCACCGCAGAGGGTCTGGTTCTGTTAGAGAGACTGGAGCAACAGTTGGGCAATCACCAACAAGAGCAGTATACAGTCAGTATAGAAATTTACTACTAGAAAATACCGATCCTAATACTACGTTTACAGATGCTGAAGGAGATGGGCATGATAGGATGTTTTTCTTAAGTATGAATAGAGCTAGATATAAGCAAGGTGTAAATGCTGGTAATTGGGAACTGCACCTATCATCATCCGCTGGATTTTATGCTAGTGGATCTTCTGGTGCACATGCTAAATTAAAATTAATCGACGATAGTTCTGTAGCTAATGGTGATACAACAAACGGTCATTTAGTATATAATATAGTAAGTGGATCTGAAACTGACGGTGTATTTTCCGATGGTTCAGGTAATTATCATTATTGGGGTAAGTTTTACCCTCAACTAGGGATATTTGCTTTTGCAGGTGATAAACTAATAGGTGATGAAACATCTGGACCACAAAGCACACCAGGTTTAGAACTTGGAGCAGCTAATTCTGCTAATACAAATGATGCAATGCCAGCAAAATTGTATAACGCAATTAATAGAGGAAAATATTTTGCATTACGTGCTGAGGAAGATGTTACATCTACACACTATTTCGTTAGAGCTAGAAACCAAGATTATAATTACTCTACTAACCCAACCTTTCAGACAGGCTCTGTAGGACAATTACGTCATAACTCATTCATACAGAATCCACAAACTTTTGTAACAACTGTTGGTATGTATAATGATAATAATGAATTGTTAGCTGTAGCCAAGTTAAGTAAACCGATGTTAAAAAACTTTGAAAGAGAAACAACGATACGTGTTAAATTAGATTACTAGCAGAGAGATAATATGGCGTCAAACTATATGTACAAGCCAATTAAGTCTGCTACGAAATCTCGTAAAAACTTTGTTGCTCACAAATCATGGATAGTAACAGATGAAAATGCTTCACTATATAATATACAAGAATATTTTGGTAGATTTTCAAATGGCTCTTTTAGTTTAGGAGATATAAACGATTCTAATGTCGCTAACGAACCTATTACTAATGGTAAGTATGATAGGACTGTATTTAATTCTATACACCATTTATATTATGCAGATCCAGAAAATTATAATATTTCCGGTGATCCTGAATACTTTAAGCAACAGGAACGAAATTTACATAGAGAAGTACATGTAATATCCATTCCTTCCGGTATAACAGGTGACAGGATGAAAGAAAATACTGTTACAATGAGTAATGCTAATGTCACAATCTATGATGATGGCCAAGGCAATTTATTAGATAATAGTATATCTTCAGCTCCTGGGTTTAAACCACAATCTAGAAATGATTATTTTGTAAAGGTTAATTTTAATGATGGGTGGAAATTTCAAAAAGGTAATTATACAAACGATAGAACTTTTAAAAATGGTAATATAGATATAATAGATATTAGTGATGGACCGTATGAAGCAAAAGGTGTTAATGTAACATTTAGTTATAATAACCCAGGCCCTACAGGTGGTCCATGGGGATTCAGTGGGTCTGCTTTTGTTAAAACAACTGGTACAAGCTCACTAATACCATTAAAACCTTACTATGAAACAATACCCGGGCAACCAACTATATTTACAAAACCAGTTGCTGGATCTTTTGTTAGAATAAATAACACACAACAATTAGCTAATCAATTACAAGCATATGATAGTGATTTTTGTGTATCCTTAAGAGTATTATTACCTACATCACAATCAGTAACATCTAGTTTTACTGGACCATATGAAAATCCAAACGGTTCTGGTTATAGGACATTAAGAGCACATGATTATAATGTATTAGCTACATCTAGAATGTGGTCACATAAAATTCCTTGGGAATTAAATGTTTATAATCAAAACACGGCATTAAATGGTAAGATATATTTTCAGAGAGGTACAACTGGAAACACAACAATGATTACTTCGTCTGCTTTAGTAAATGATAATAACTGGCACAGTGTAGTGATTCAAAAGTCTGGTTCTACTATGCAAATGTATGTAGATGGAGCTTTGCAGGCTAGTAAAACTGATCCTGTCGATGGTATTAATGTTGGTACTATACATTCTGACATACACCTTGGAGCAAGAAAATGGGGCACACAGTATCGAGAGCGTATTGATATACCAAGAGAGCAGTTAGCTGATGATCTTGAAGAGACACAAGAACAACAATATGCACATACTCGAGCTACTAATTATATTTACCCAAGTAGAGCAAGTTTCGATCAATTTAGAGTAATGAAAAAAGCACTAACAGCAGCAGAAGCTTTATCACTGCATACATATTACGGTAAAGACAATAATATAATTGGTAATGTTTTTTATAATCATTCAATGTTAACTATTACCGATTTATCTGAATCATATGATGCCCTGTTACAAGACTACACACTCAATTTTAAAGGCACGCAAGATATCGAAGTTCACAATTACAGATGTGTAGTTGAAAATGGTGATTTTAATGTTTCTTTAAATCCTACGTTAAGAAAAAATTATAACTTAAATAATATGAATTTAAAAGGTATTGCATCTGCATCATTTTTTAATCCATATATTACAACAATTGGGCTATATAGTGAGGGTAATGAATTGCTAGCAGTAGCAAAATTAGCTTATCCTGTAAAAAGTCCTGAAGAATTAGATATAGTATTCAACGTACAATTCGATACATAATATGAGTCATTGGTTATATAAAAATAAAGTGCTCGATGAAGCACCTGAAGGGTATTTTGGATTTGTATATAGCATTACAAATAACGATACAGGTAAGCAATATATTGGTCGTAAATATTTTGGTTCAACAAGACGTGTAAAGGTTAAAGGTAAAACACGACGTAAAGTTGTACGCAAAGACTCTAACTGGAAAGAGTATACAGGTTCATCAAAAGAGCTAAACCAAGATATAAAACAACTAGGAAAGTTGCATTTTAAATTTATTATTCTTATATTAGGTAAAACTAAAGGGCAAGTTAATTATCTAGAAGAAAATCTTCATCACCGATTTCACGTAGCTTCTAATGAATTATTTTATAATGATTGTATAGGTCCACGACGATTTGGTAATGTAAAAATCGATATTGACACTAAACAAATAATAAAAGAAATAGTTGGTTAATCGCAATAATTTTCATATATTAACGTATGAGTTTAATTAGTTTATTAGAAACAGTAATAGGTAGATCTAAAAAGACATCTGGTAATAATGTATCATTTAAATGTCCTTTATGTAATCATCATAAACACAAGTTAGAAGTAGATTTAAATACACAGTATTGGCATTGCTGGGTTTGTAACTCTAAAGGTAGAAAGTTATACACACTTTTTAAAAAAATTAATGCTACAATTTCACAATTTAAAGATTTAAATAAGTATGTAGATAGTTATATAAAAATAAAAGAAGTTGATGAAACACACGTAAGCTTACCTCCAGAGTTTAGATTAATTATAAATGGTAATAAAACTAATCCTGAGTTTAGAAATGCACTAATGTATTTAAAAAACAGAGGTCTTACAAAGGAAGATATTATACGCTATGGAATAGGTTACTGTGAAACAGGTCAGTATGAAAAAATGATTATAATACCTAGTTATGATATTAAAGGTAAACTAAACTTCTTTACAGGTAGGAGTTATTATAAAGATGCTTCATTTAAACATAAGAATCCAAAAGTATCAAAAGATATTATTGGATTTGATTTGTTTATAAATTGGAATCAACCAATAACTATCGTAGAGGGAGCGTTCGATGCTATAGCTGTAAAGAGAAACGCAATACCACTTTTTGGTAAAATTATATTAGATAATTTAAAGAAAAAAATAATAGAAAAACAAGTTAATACTGTTTATATAGCTCTAGATTCTGATGCAAGATCTAAAGCTCTAGATATATGTCAATATTTTATAAACAATGGAATTCGTGTACACCTTATAGAATTGCAAGATAAAGATCCTTCAGAATTAGGTTACAGAGAAATAACAAAAGTTAAACAAATAACACAACCGGTAACAGGTAGTGGGTTAATGTTAAAACAGATGGGGTTAAATTTTGGTTAAAAACATAAATTTAAAATTTGAAAAAGTAGAAAAAATATTACATGTTGCTGATATACATATTAGAAATTATCAACGACATAAAGAATATCGAGAAGTATTTAAACACTTATATGAGGCAGCAAGAAAATTACCTGAAAATAGTTTAATTTATATTGCTGGTGATGTTGTACATAATAAGACAGATATTTCACCTGAACTAATTGATGTTACTTCTGAATTTTTTAAAGAGTTAGCAGATATTAGACCTACAATTGTAATTACTGGTAATCACGATACTAACTTAAATAACACAAGTAGACTAGATGCACTTACTCCTATTATAAATAATTTAAATCATAAAAATTTATTCTACTTAAAAGATTCAGGGGTATATAAATTTGGGAATGTTCACTTTACTGTTTTTAGTATTTTTGATCACCCTTCAACATTTATTAAAGCTAAATCATTTAAAGCTGACACAAAAATAGCACTATTTCATGGACCTGTAAAATCGTCCAAAACGGATATAGGATATGAAGTAACAGGTGATGAGTATACAGCAGATTTATTTAATGGGTACGACCTATCACTATTAGGTGATATTCATAAACGTCAATATGTTGATAAAGAAAAAACTATATGTTATCCTGGCTCTCTTATTCAGCAAAATTTTGGTGAAGCTTTTAAACATCATGGTTATGCTATATGGGATGTTAAAACAAGAAAGCCTAAATATACTGATATTCCTAATAATTATGGGTTCTATACTATAGACATAAATGATGGTGTTTTACCTAATATAGATGATATTCCTAAATATCCTAGGTTAAGGCTACGTACTAAAAATACAACAGAAGCAGAAGTAAAAACTATACTTAAAGATATTAAAAAGAAGTGTAGAGCACATGATGTTGTTATTATAAAGCAAGATAAAATAAAAGGCCATGCCACAACTTCAAGATCATTAACTAGAGATGTTAGAGATATTAATTATCAGAATAAGTTATTAAAAGACTATATAGAGAAAAATCATGATATAGATAATAACATGATGAGTCAAGTACGCAGTATTAACAAAACTTTAAATAGCTTGCTTTTAAATGAAGATATTTCACGGTCTGTCACATGGAAATTAAAAATGTTTGAGTTTTCAAATATGTTTAGTTATGGTGAAAATAACTCTATTAATTTTAATAAAGCTAAAGATGTAGTTGGTGTATTTGCACCAAATCATGCTGGTAAATCTGCAATACTTGATTCTGTATGTTTTTGTATATTTGATAGATGTAGTAGAGGTAAACTAGCTACTGATATAATGAATAATAAAAAGAATAATTTTCATTGTAAATTAAATTTTGAGATAGACGGCACTAATTATTATATTGAGCGTAAAGCAAAACGTATTGCTAAAGGTTGGATGAAAGGTAAGGTGAGGGTTGATGTAGATTTCTGGTATGTAGATGAAGATGGAAATAACGTGTCTCTCAATGGAGAGCAACGCAGAGAGACAGATAAAAACATTCAAGGGTACTTAGGTCAGTATGACGACTTTGTACTTACTGCTCTTTCTGTACAAAATAATAATACTGGCTTTATAGATAAATCTCAGTTTGAAAAAAAAGATTTATTGTCACAATTTTTAGACATAACAGTATTTGAAGAATTATATAGTCTAGCAAATGATGAAATTAGAGATGTTCAAGCTCTACTAAAAGATTTTGGTAGTACTGATTACTCTCAACAATTAATTGATGCAGAAGAAAAATTAGATGTAGATACTATCAGACACGCTGAATATCAAACTGAAAAAGATTTTGTTGAATCTGAGATTAAAACTATACAAAAACAGATTTTAGCTGAAACTAAAACATTACATAAGCGTGTGCCTTTAGATGATATTAATATATTAGAATTAGAACTTATTGGATTAAATAATCAAATTAATCAGATTAATAAAAGATTAGAATCTGATGAAGGTGTTGCAGCTGCCAATAAATTGAAAGCTAAAAAGGCTAATGAGATATTATCATCATATAATATAGATTTAGTTAATAAACAATATAAACAATATAATGAAACGTTAATTAAAGTATCTAAACTTGAGCAACAGAGAGAAAGACTTAAATTAGAGGTAAAGCATAAGTTAGATAAATTGGAAACTAAAAGAAATTTTGATCCTAATTGTGATTTTTGTAAAAAGCGTGAAAGTGAATATATTGAAATGGCTGCTACTACTACAAAAGCTCTTGAGCAAGATAAAATAAAAGTTAAAGAAGTTTTACAGGAACTTAAAATACATAATGATTTTATTAATAATACTAGTAATATAGTTGAGGATTATGATAAAATACAACAAATAGATAAATTGTTAGGTACAATTGAGCAAGAGCGTAATGTTGGTAGGATTGCTTATTATCAAGCTAAAGATAAACGAACCGGCATTGAGTACGAGGTAAAAAGTATAAATAAAAGAATAAAAAAGTATCACGATAATATAAAAGCAATTGAAGACAATAAGAAAATAAATAGTAAAATAGATAAATTATCTGCTAAAGAGAATACTCTTAAGCATGAATTAAATTCTATTGATAGCAAGTGTCAATTATGTTATAGTGATATAAAAGTATTAAAATCTGAAATTAAAGGTGTTAATAACCAAATTAAAAAAGCACATACGCTAGAAACTAAATTAAAAGCTTATGAATATTATCTAGATGCAATTCAACGTGATGGTATACCGTATGAAATAATATCCGATACTTTACCTTATATAGAAGAAGAAATAAATAATATTTTATCACAAATTGTTGACTTTAAGTTATTATTTGATGTTGATGGAAAAAATATACTCACATATATTAAATATGGTGATGACAATCAATGGCCATTAGAAATGACTTCAGGTATGGAAAAGTTTGTAAGTTCATTAGCTATCAGAGTAGCATTAATAAATATATCAAGCTTACCTCGCCCTACCTTTTTAGCAATTGACGAAGGTTTTGGTAATTTAGATACTAATAATATTAACTCGATTGCCATGTTATTTGATTATTTAAAATTACAATTTGATTTTATAATGATTATATCACATATTGATATTATGAGAGATATGGTTGATGGTACTATTGAAATAAGCAGAAAAAATAATTTAAGTAACGTTATTTATTAAGCAGATTATATTTATATATGATACGTGCGTGAAGCAGGTAGAAAACGGAGATAATTATGCTACAACGAAGAGTCGGTAAACTAAAACCAGAGTTTGCACAACAGATGCTTATCAATGATACAGCTACCAATTCGCAGTACTTTAGAGTAGCAAACTTTCCTGAAGAATTTACCTCCGGTAAAAATAGTTTTAAGATGTATGGTGATAATACCCTTCTACAAGGCAATTCACAAATTATGATACAAATAACAGATGTAGCTGGTAATCCTGTTTACCATCACGTAAACACATATATTGATTCTGCTGGTAGATTACTTATAGGTGTTTGGATATACCCTGACACTCCCCCAGGACTTGGTAAGGTGGAAATAATTGGTGTTGCTACAAGAAGGCCTAATGGTAGACAAGTCCCAAATAATTTTATTGGTAAGTATAATGTTAAATGGTCACGAGATGTTTATATCGAGCCAGAAAAAATTAATAAAACACCTATAATATTACAAACTGTTCCTGGTGTTAATATTAAAGAGTATGAACGAGAATATTTAACACAGACTTATTTAACCGGTGAATCGATTGCAACAACGAGTGATGGATCAATTACATATAATTATCAAGGTTATGGTGATGCTACTATCACAGTAAGTGGTGGAAGTTTTTCATCTTCAATGGCTGGTGGTATATTAACAGTACCGAATCCAATAGTAAATCTACCTTCTAATACCACTATAACCCCTGGTACAGACACTGTATATTCTGCATATATAGATACAGTAATAAATAACACTACTATTAGAGTATCACCGTATATACTTAATGTAGAGAGTACTGCTGCCGTTTCACCTATTAATCAAACTAGCGATCGACCGATCGGTATATCAACATTTCAATCCGCCTTTCCTGTATCTACATTTGGACCAGAATCAAATTATACTATTGAGTGGCAACAAGAAGCTACTTATGCAACTGGGTCAACAAACTCACAATCTTTTGCTAGTATTACTTTAAAAAATATAGACCCTATAGCAGGTAATATACATTCAATAAAAACATACTTACGAAGTCATGGGTATCAAGAATTTTTACCAAAAGGTGAAGCTTTACTTCAAGAACGAGATTTGTTAATAAATTTATCTTCTGATTTAGCATACGATCCAATGGGCGATTTTAAAAGTCAAGAAATAATAAATAATTTTTGGACATCTGAATCCGTTAATCAACCAGGTCATGTTCCTTATAGTAAGCATGATGATTCACAAATGATATCATCAGTATTAATATCTGGCAGTACTGATTTATCAGGCTCAGCTAACTACCCTAGTATACAATCATCTGATCCATTTATAAAGTTTGTAAGTAAAACAGGTATTGATTTATATAAAGATAATGATTATCAAATTAAATTTAAAGTAGTATGCGAATCTGATACAGCATCACAGGTATCATCTTCACGAATGGATATTTATATTTCTGGCAGTCATATAGGTAACCTACCAGTAGAGGATGGTAGAACAATAGGAACAAAATTGGTAACTTTAGAAACAGATAATGTTGCACCAGGAATGGTAACTAATGTTGCAGAATTCCAAGGGCTAGCTGCTTTATCTGCAGTTCCAACATCAAACGTAAATTTAGACAGGCCAGCATATACCTCTACAGGAAATGTAGTAGTAGGAGCTAATTTTGATGCGAACAGTTCAACAACTGTTAATTATAATGATTTACAATCACATGATGAGCGCGCTGTAGAACTTTCTTTTACACCTTCTTTAGACACAACAGCACATTTAGTGTTTGCAGTAACTAGAGGTAAGTGGTATATATCTAATGTTGAAATAGAAGGAGCAAGTGACTTTGGGTTTACACCCAATCATACGTTTTTAGAAATACCTATACAAACAGAGCAAGCAGATGATATATTAGATTTTAAATTTGAGTTTTATAATGCTAATGGGGAATTAGCTAATATATCTATGACTACCCAATCATTAAGTTTTGTTGGGAGTAATACATATATTAGTGGTGATAGCAACCAATTACCTGGTTCAATAACTATAGGCGGTGGTATAATAATGGAAGGGTTTAGATAATGGCTAATATTAGAACTATAGATTACGGTGGATTTAATCACGCAACTGGAAGTGCTGCAACCGGCTCAGGATTTATGATTTGGTCAGGCTCAATGTCTTTATCTAAATCTGATGCTTATGCTGCAGAAGATACACAATATTATGGAGTTGGTATTGAAGCGATAGCTGACAGTGCTAGTTATTTAAGATTCCAAACAGATACAGATGGTACAGGTACATCATTATTAGATATAAGAACTAATCAATTTATTTTAGGTAGCTTAGGTCCTGGAGGGTCATTCATATCAGGATCTGGTAATGGAACAATAGCAATATCATCTAGTAACTTTGAATTAACCGAAGGTGGTGATGTAACAATGCAAGGTGCTATTACTGCAGAAGCAGGTGGTACAATTGGTGGTTGGATAATAGGATCTGGTTCTTTATCATCTAGTGATAACAGCATAAATATAAGGTCCGGTGATGATCCAAGAATTAAACTCACAGGAGAAACTCCACTTAATTTTATGCAGTTGTATTACGGTAACGATTCAGATTATGGACTAGTAGCCCGACAAGATAATGCTACTACATTCGCTTTAGGACGTCCAGGTTCTTTTTCAACAGGTAATTTAATTGCAGGTTGGACTTTTACAGATACAGCATTAACGGGCGGTGAACTGGTATTAAATAAAGAAGGCTCTGTAAAAAATACAAGTTATATACCTAACCAACAAGGGTTTGCCCTTACAGCTGCATCAGGTGGATTTTTAGAAGTTGAAAATGCTAAAATACGAGGAACATTATCAACAGCAGTATTCGAAAAAGAAACAGTTAATGCTGTTGGTGGCCAATTGTATGTTGCTAACTCAACTACACTAACCGGGTCAGTAATAACTGGTCAAGCAAATCAGGGTGGATTATATGCTGCAAGTGATACAACTTTCTCTGTTGTCAATGTATCTGGTTTTACAGGTAGTTATGGAGCTGCAGGTGGTGAAATATTAAGTTTAAAGAAAATTACTGATACAGGATTTTCAACAGAATATGTAATGGTACAATCAGCCTCAAGAAATACACCAAGTAGTGGCACAGACTTTTCTGGACTTTTATATGTATCAAGATCATATGGTAATAATTTAACTGCTACAGGTACATCACAATCACTGGGTGAGATTCCCGGTGCTGCAGTACCATATTCAGGTTCTCAAGTTATTGTATCTACAGGAAGGGTTGGTACAGGTTATATTAGATTGAATGCTAATCCTAATGATAGTACAACACCATATTTAGATATAGTTGAGAGAACAGGGTCTAGTGTATATGCTATAGATTTAAAAGCAAGGTTAGGTGATCTATCGGGTATAACAGATACTATTAATGGTAAAGATATTTCAGGCTTTGGTTTGTATACTGATAATGCATTCTTGAAAGGAGGTATAGTTGCAACATATGGTAGTATAGGAGGTTTTGGTATTTCAGATACAGCAATATCATCATCTAATAACAATTTAATATTACGAAGTAATGGTGAAATAACCGGCTCTGATGTTTTATTTACTTCGGGTAAGATCGCATCATTTACTATTACAGGTAATCAACTTAATGCACCTAACTTTATAATTGATGGTGGTGAAAAGCGTCTTACAGCTGGTGCTAATGACAATGTTGTAATATTAGACGGCGATGATGGTATATCAGCTGGTAGTGCGTCATTTTTACAGGCGCCCTTCAATGTATCTAGAACAGGATTTGTTACAGCTGCTAATTTAGCAGGTAGAATGGAAGTTGTAAATGAAGATAATTCAGGTTCATATATAAGACATACAAATATTGATTCAGCATCTGGTGATTTAGTTTTTGATGGTTCACGTGGTGGACTCGCTATTATGAATATGATAATTAATATACCATCTACTTTTGTTATTCAAGATATAATTGTACCAAGAACTGGTTCACATCATAGTGATGTTTTTATATCAATACATAATGATGCACCTAATATTAGTTTTAACAATGGTATTTCATATCCAAGTTGGCAAGAATTGACAGAAGCTGTACCATCAGCATATTTAAATCCATTAACAGGTTCAGGAGGAGATTAAATGGGAGATATAAGATTAACACCAAATAATAGATATACATTCGCACGAGATAACAACAACACTGTTATACTTGAAGGTACAGATAATGCTCAAACAAAGACAATTTTTAATCATAGTATAAAGGTATCGTCTTCATTTGCTGGTACCGGTATTATTGAAACAAATACAAATACAAATCAAAACATATTTAACATAGCTACCCCCGGTAATACTACACCTATTCTTAAATTAAAAACCCTTAACTCAGCTGTTAATAACCATTTATATGTGCAATTCGATCATACATCTAACGATTTCTCTATGGGCATAGTGCATGGTAGTGTGGCCAACACAGATGATGAAGGGTTTTTTATTTTTTCTGATAGTTCAAATATCCATAATCCTTCCTCAAGAGTTATGATGTTTGATAAAAATACTGAAAATGTTTATATACCTAATGGTGGGCTGGTTGTAGGAGGTGCAAATGACGGAACTCAAACAGCTCCGCTCGATGGCCAACTAATCGTAAGTAGCTCTAATGATGTAAACGCTATAAGGATAAATATAGGTCCAGCTGCATCTTATTATTTTCATGCTAATAGTACAAGTGGTTACTCAACTACTTTTAATATGGATGATACTGAGTTACAAATTGGACACAATTCAACAAGTAGAAAATTATCACTTCGAACTGGCGACACGTCTCGTATGACGGTTGCAGCTGATGCTAACAGAGTAGGTATAAACAATGGGGCACCTGAAAAATCATTACATATAGTAAACAGTGGAATCCTATTATCAGGTGTTGGTGCTATTGAATCAGGTACTGGTGATGGAGGTCTTGCCCCTAGGTTTATAATTGATACAGGAGCTTCAACATCACATCAATTATGTCATATGTATTCAGATACAGGTGTTAATATTTTGCTTGTCAAAGGTGATGGTTCAATATTTATGTCACATCTAAACACTCAATCATCAGGTGGTAACAGCTTAAAAATATTTTCTGGTCAGGTATGTGAAATGACCTCTACTCGCAAGATTAAAAAGAATATTGAAGATCTAGATAGCAATTTTGTAGATAACTTTTCTAAAATTAGAACAGTACAATTTTTACATAAGTCCGATGATTCACCTGGATATGGTTTTATCGCCGAAGA